GCGATACTCCGAGGTCGCCAGCGTCGCGGTCTGCCCGGTCGAGTTGAGCGTGTACGTCACGGCCACGGAGGTCGCGGTGCCGTCCATCGCCATCGGCGGGCGGGGCAACTCAATCTCCGGCGGGAACTGGTCGAGCCGCATCTGGTACTGCGTGTGGACGAGCGTGCGGTCGATGTAGTCCTCGACCCACTCGCGGGCCGCACTGATGAGCGAGGCCACGTAGGCGTCGTCCTCGCTGCCGTCGATGCGGCAGTGGGCTTTGGCGTCGGCCAGCGACACCGGCTCGACGACCGGCTGCGTCACGCGGCGAAGGCTGCGAAATCTCATTGCTTCTTCCTCCGTCGCGAGTTGATGTCGGCGGTTTCGCCGCTGGGCTCAATCGCCGCTTCTTCGATGTCGATGGACTGCTGCCGCTCCACGACGGCGTACCCCCACGCGATCAGCCGCGCGGCGAAGTCGTCGGTCACGCTCACTACCTCGCCCGCCTTGTAGGCGGCGTATGGCCGGGACATTTTGATTTTCATTACGACGGCACGCTCCATGCAGAGTCGGGTTTCTTCATGGTGTTGGAAAACTCGGTGCTGTATTGAAACACCGGCTTGTCGAGGGTCTTGCCCGGCCACGTCACCATGTATTCGCCGTGGCCGAGGATCACGCGCGGCGTGATGTATGGGCGGTTGCCCGCGGCGCGGAACTGCCGCCAGAACCAGATGTCATCGTCGGTACGGCCTTCGGCCCATTCGCCGTCATCGTTCGGCACGCCCTTGAACCACGGCTTCGGCGTCCGCTTGAGGGCGGCGGTGCTGATGACGGTGCAGCCGAAGTGCATCGTATCGACCTCTTGCACCGGCTCCGCGAACCACTCTTTCGGCAGCGTCGTCTTGCCGCTTTCTGGCGGGTTGTCGAGCGTCCCCTTCAACGTCAACATCGGCCTGCCGTCTTCGCGTTTCGTTTGCAGGCCCGTCAACGCGTCGCACTGGAACGTCATCGCCATCGCGAACAACTGCTCAACGTCCTCTTTCGTAAAAAACGTGTCGTAGTCGACGGTCAACAGATACTCGCATTTGTCGACGAATTGCTCAAAGACGCGTTGCAGGCATTGGCCCCAGAACGCTCCTGTGACTTTCGTGGGGCGAATGCCCAGGGGCATCAGCACCTGCGCCCACGTATAGAAGTTGTCCATGAACCCCAGCCGCGGGACGCTCATCACGGCTTCCACGCGGATGTCGCACTCGGTGTTGCCAACCTTGACGATCATGCAGACCTCGTAAAAAGAAAGCGGGCGGCCCCGGTGTGGAGCCGCCCGCTCAGGATTGCACGTTCGTCAAGGATTAGCCCGCGACCTTGGACGCGACGCCCTTCTCGACGGCGGTGTCCGGTCCCTGCTCGCCCTTGCTGAGTCGAGCGTTGGTCACGATGGCACAGGCACCCGGCGGCGTGGCGTACACGGTCAAAAACCGCTTCTTGCCGCGGAGGTCCACGTCGAAGCGGTGAGCGTAGCCCACGTTCGCCCCGGTCGTCGAACCCGCCGCAACGGAAAAGCCGCTGCCGTTGACCATGCCGCTGACGTTCGCCTGCCCGCTGCCCGACGTGTCGCTGTCGGCCAGACGCAGCACCGATGCACCGGACGACTGTGCGGCCGTGTAGGCCGAGAACAGCACGTCGATGGAGGCATGGTCAAACCCGAGCGTGTCGATCTCCAGCGAGTGCGTGGCACCGGCGGCGACGGTCGCCTCAACCTTGCTGACACTCTTGGTGGATTCCAAATGATTCATGGGTCAAAAATCTCCTAGTGAGAGGTTCCTAGAGGTATCAGCCGAACTTGAGGGCCACGACCGGGCCAGCCTTGCTGGTCGAGCCGAGGTCATGGACGACCATCGCGTTGCGCGTGGTCGCGAAGGTGAGCGTCTGGTCGAATTCGATGTACCGCTCGCTGGCAGTACGGATCGAAACGGCCCGCCGCTCGCCAAACGTCGCGGCCTGCGAGAGGTCGCCAAACAAGCACGCGACCTTGCCCGTGGTGCCGGAGAGGCCCGACTCCATGCTGTGAACGAGCCGCACGGGATAGCCGAGGAACCGCTCGCCAAAGCCAGCAGCCACGTCGGCCGAGGCGTTGCCGCCGGGGCCGCTCGCACCGCCGGGAAGCATGGCGAGCCGCAGCATCGCAGCACCCCAGCCAGCCGGAGACACGTAGAAGGCCGCGTTGCGGCGGGCGTAGAGCGGCAGCCGAGCCAGCATATCGGTGAAGTTCTTGAGCGTCAGCGCGTCGAACGTCGAATTGCTGGTCGCGGTCACGACCGATGCCGAGTAGGCCGACTGCAGAATCTTCGTCGTGATGCCGGTCGTGCCGTGGTACTGGCTCGACCCATCACCGATGAAGCCCGCGTTGTCGAACGCTTCGGCGAACGCCTGGGCCACCTCGACCGCCATCGCGTCAGCGAGATCGATGATGGAGTCTTCGAGGAGCGAGTTGGGGACGCGGTTGGCGATGCCCCAAATCTTCGCGTTGAGTTCGATGTTGTCGAACGTCACGTCGCTCGCGGACACCTCGACGTTCTCGCCAACCGGACGGGCGGCAAGGCCACCGGTCCGACGGGCCACGACGAGCGTGTCGCTGTTCATCGACACGCGGCGGGCGTACTGCGGAAACGCACCGAACTCCTCGACGAGCCGGATGATCTCGTTGCTCATTTCGGGAGCGACCAGCACGCCGCCGAGGCTGTTGATGCCACCGGCCTGGGCGCGAGTCTCGACGCCGTGATCCTTGCACCACCGGCGGGCTTCCTCGTCACCAAACACGAAGCCCTTGATGTGCATACCGGCACGGTAGGCCGATTCGGGGTTGCTGAACGCACGAAGGTTGTTGTGAGCCTTCGGCAACGCGTACTCACGCTTCTCCACGGTCGTCTCCTTCACCTCGGGGGTTTCGATGGCCTTGGCGGAAGCGGAACGCTCCAGCACGGATCGCAGGTTCTTTTCCTTCTCGTTGACCTTCTCAAGAAACTCGATGCGAGCCTTGATCTTGTCGGCACGCTCCATGAGCGAGCGGAGCGAATCTTCTTGCGCCTCAGCCGCGGCGGGGTCAGCAGCGTCGCCTTCGGCGGCGGGTGCGTCCTCGGTTTCCATCGCAGCCTGAATCTGCGCGGTGATGTTCGCCAGCTCGTCGAGCAGTGCCTTGATCTTTTCCACGGCGGAATCTCCTAGTGCGGTATGTGGCGACGCGGACGCATCGCCTACGCACGAACCTATGGCCTGACCCCACCACCCATCCAGAAACGCGGCGGCGGTGTTTACTAACTAAGTAAGAAATGCCGCTCGCCTGCGAATCTGCTCCGCAGGCACGACCGACTTCGCGGTGTGGCCGCAGCACGGACAGCGCAGGTAGCGAGTTTGATACTCGCCGCGTGACTGACTCGACACGACGCCGAGGCGGGCCTTGCGGCACCGCTCGCATACGTCGCCGGATTTAGCGGCCATGCGTCCTCAGAAACTCTTTGATCTCGTTGACCTTGCTGTACGTGGCGGTGTGCTTGGCAACCACAACCGCCTGTCGCTGCAGGAATTGATCGTACGAACGCTTGGCAACTGCCACGTCGCTGTCGGGATAGGCGGGGAACGTGGTCGGGGAAACGTCGATCAACGAGTCCACCCGCTTGATCGTCCGCACGCTGCGGCCTTCCTCGACGCTCCACTCATCGCCGCCCGGCGAGACTTGGAACGCGAAGGAGCTTCCCTTGACGATTCCTGCTCGAATGTTCGCGGCGATGTCCTTGCCGTAGGTCGTATCCGGTACCGGGAACTCGTACCGCAGGCCCACTTCGTCCACGGTCAGCCGCAACGTCTCGGGGTAGCGGGCGAGGGGAAAGTTGGCGTCGTGGTTCCAGAGTGCCCGCGTCTGCAGCGGCTTCTTGCGGCCGCGTCGTTCGGAGACAAGGCCAAACGCACCGGGGTCCAGCCGCTCCACGAAATCGCCCAAGTCGAGCGACAGCACGCCGAACTTGGCGGCGTACCCGACGATCCACTCGCGGGACTCGTCGCTGCCTTCTTCGCTCCGCGTCTCGACCGCGAGCAGCGGCGTGTCGGATTCGATCTCGTCAAGGATCAGCGAGCGGCGTTCGATTGCGGTCATCATGTTTCGATTCTCCTCGTCTGCGGCGTTCATTTGCTCAACCAGTTTGCGACTCCATGCCCAGCCGGGATCACTTCCCCACAAGGCCCACGCAATGCGGCCATTGGAAGGAAACCCGTCTTCACCGGGACTCCAGCCCGTCGTTCCGATGTTCGTTTGATGCCGGTCGAAAAATGCCTTCATTCGGCGGGCGGTGTCGGGGCTGATCGTCGCGCCGTTGGACAGGTCACGGGCGCGGGCGATGCCGACCGCCGTGCCGCCGCGGCCGTATTCGCTGCGCCAGTCCAGCCCCTTCTGCGCTTCCTTCCGCACGCCCGCCGGGGGCGTGAAGTCGATGTGGTCATACTTCGCCATGCGGTGATTCCGTTTTCGTAAGTTCGACCACCTTCAC